TTGAAGTTAAAAAAATGCGGATTTTTATTTTCGTTAGTAATGGTGGTTTGCTTTGCTATTCCTAGTTTTGCTAAGGCTGAAGTTGTTGATTATTTAAAGGGTAAAATTGGTCTTGAATACTCTACTAATCAGAGAATTACTGAATTAACTGATGGAAATATTACCACTTATTATTGGTTTTCTAGTGGTCAATATTTTGTTTATTACATGCCTACAGTTTTAAAGGATGCTACACAGTTAAAAATATTAGCAGACGATATTAGTGTAATAGAAGTTGAATTCTTTAACGGTTCTAACAGGGTTTTAACTTATTATGGTAAGGAATTTAACTTTGATGGTAAGTATTATGTGAAAGACGTTAGTAAAGCAGGTATGAAAGATAAGGAGTTCAATCAATTTAGAATTAAGTCTTCGGGTAAAAACTTGAAAGTTTATGATTTACAGTTATTGAATGGCATTGTAGAAAAACCTTTAGATGATATTAAGAATTTAAATGCTATTTCAGAAGCGGATAAAGTGAAATTTACTTGGGAAAATCCTAATGATTCTAATTTTACAGGCGTTAAAGTTTATTTTGAAGGTGAAGAACGATTTTCTTTAAAACCCAATGTAACTGAAGTTATTTCTAAGAATTTAGAACCTGATAAATCTTATAAGTATAAATTTGTTGCTATGTATGGAGATAGGGCTTCGAAAGGTGTAGAGAAAACGATACAAACAAAACCTAAACCAAAAGAGCCTATGCCTTTAGTTAAACCGCCAGAAAACGTATTTTTAACACCACAAAACGGAAAGATGGTTATAGCATGGGATGATGTGAAATCCCCTTATCTAGAGGGATACAACGTTTATGTTGACGGGAAGAAAATTAATGATAAACCATTAAAATCTAGTAAATTAATTGTTAAAAGTTTAGAAAATGGTAAGTCATATAAAGTACAAATAAGTGCGGTTAATAAGGAGAATGCCGAAGGTGAGAAGAGTAAGGTAAAGGAAGAAAAGCCTTCCTCTGATGCTTTAGAAGTTGAGTATGACGTAAAGGTTCCCTTTGATGCAAAAGAGGCGGTAACGGTTGCTATGGTATTCCTAATGATTGTTGCACCATTTATATTGTTAGGGTTCGCATTGAAATTATATAAACCGTTTATTACGTTTTTATATAATTCTATTCAAAACAAGAAGAGGAGAGAGTAAAAGTGAGTAATTCGTTTTTGTTAGATTCAATTATCTCTCTTGTATTTTCTAAATTAATGATATTTGTTGCTCCTGTAATTTTCCTGTTAACAGTTATTATTTTCGCAGACAAGATTATTGAATTAATCTTCTCTATTTTCAGCGATAAAAGGTGATTGAATGGGATTGATAGGAGATGCATTTAAAAAGCTTTTCGGCGTCTTATGGGACGTTATTAAATGGCTAGGGAAGTTGTTATATAAGATTTTCGAACCTGTTATTGATTTCCTGAAAATGATTGTAGGTGTAATTTTTGCCGTAATTGATGCATTTCTATATTTCCTCTATCAAATCGGTGTAATAGTGGTGAAGTTATTCTTAATAATTTTCGAAACTATGAAATTGTTATGGTCATTGATCGTAGGGTTCGGAAGAACACTAGCAAGCTTTAATTACACCCCTAGAGGTTCGGGTGGTCATGGTTATTCCGAAACAATAGGAAAATTATTTTCTATGTTAGGGCCATTCCAATTGAATGCAGTTGCAACAATATTAATGTTCATCATTTGGTACACAACAGTCATTGCAGCCATTAAATATGTTTCATCAATACGAGTGGGAGGGGATTGATTTTATGAGTATGAAAGATTTTACTTTTTCAGAGCTAAAAGGAAAATTAAGAAGCTTTGTAGATTCTATCTTCAATCCTTTCCATAGCTTTTTAGATTTAGGATTAGAGAAATTAAGAGCACTTAATCAAATCACCTCGCAAGGAATCGACATAGGGAAGTATTTTTCCGTTTTCGGTGATATGCCCGGAGCATGGCAGGGCGTTATTGTATCGGCTTTGCTATCGGCTACCTTGTTAGGTGGATTAATTATTTTTAGGTCAATCATGCGAATTTATTACAGTGCTAAGGAGGGCGTGAAATGGTGGTAGATGCATTTTTGTACATGTATGCAATTAGCTTATCAGCAGGGCTAGGACTTGTTACGGCGGTATTAATCGGGCTAAAGATTCACAATAGAAAACCAAAAAACAAACAACAAAGAGATGTAATAGGGTAGGTGTAAATAATGGGGATGTTAAGCAAGTTTAGCAGACAAAAAATGAGAGAAGAAGATTTTGAACCTAGAACAAATGACGTGTTAATTGTTTTCGATGATGAAAAGAAAACATCTGATATTAAAAGAATTAACGTAATTGAAGAAGATAAATTGATGGTTATCGGTGAATATGTAATACCGATTGAAGATTGCACCATCACAAATAGCGCGACAGGAAGAAACTTCTTTTATAGAGCGCCCACTCAATCCATCACAGAAACAAAAAGACTCGCTCAATTAGAAAAAAGCCTGGTACTAACAAAAATAACGAATTTCAGACCAAAACCACCAGAAAGCAACTTAAATATCATGAACGTAATTTTATCAATCGTTATCATTGTTTTTATTATTGTTTTTGGTGCGGTTAGTTGTTCGAATGGGAAGGCTCAACAACAAGAAGTACCTACACAGTCATACCAAAAAACAGACAAGTAGAAAGGAGAACGAAGAGTGTCAAATCCAACAACTAATGCTGAAAAGTTACAAAGTGCAATAGGAGACAATCTATTTCCGCAAGTAGATCATGTTTCGGATATAAAACAAGTTATAGAAGTAATGAAAGAGAAAGCCCAGGAATTACAAGAACCACAAATAAGGGCGCTCATTCTCCTACAAAAACTAGGAGAAAATACATATTTACACGGAAACGAACACCCATACAAAGATGTAATCAATTTTATAAAAGATGATAGCAAAATTGCAGTAGCAGACCCGCAATATTTCATCCAAACCATTGAAGCATTGATTCCGAAGCCACCAAAACCAATCGTCATGGCGGAGAAAGGAATGAGAAGGTAATGGCATTCCATATATTCATTCAAGCGCCTTTACGCCAGGGGAAAACGTTACTAATGTCAGTTTTAGCGCACTACTGGAAAATGAGAGTAGAGCAAATGGGCGGAGAAATACAGTTATTCTCAAATTATCAATTACTAGACTCGAAACCTATGGATCATTACACAGATTGGTATGAAGTAGCGGAAGCTCAAGGAAGTATCTGTTGTTGGGACGAGGCTCACATGGCGTTCAGTAACCGAAAATGGTCAAAGCATGGGCAAAGTATTGCTACTGAAGTAATGATTTATACAGGGAAAATGAGAAGTGTTCAGATGTACTGTTCACCTAATATTTCTAACGTTGATAGTCGTATCAGACAAATTGTAGAAGTCCTGGTCGATGTGAGGAAAACACCGAAAGGTTTTCACATTAGATTTACGGATTACCAGGAGGGAACAGTCTTAAATAAAGCGTTCTTGCCGATGAGTCGAGCAAAGAAAATATTTGATTTGGAATTATACGATACTCATCAAATGGTTAAGGGATTCCCTTTACCATCAACAGAAAAGGCAAGTGATGAGTTTTTCGAAAAGCTTGAAATGATACACGATAGAGCAAGGGGTAAAAGCAAAGGGAAACAAAAAAAGGAAGAAAAAACTACGATCGCTTTAGAAAAAGTATTTGATAAAGAAAAAATGACAATTTAGGGGAGATAAAAGCCATATGAATACATACTCATTAATTCCACCGACAAAACACGGAGATAAAGACCCACAAAGTCTTTTGTACCTTAATCCTAGCATACCAGCGCAAAAGTTAGCGAAGATGTACAACAAATACATTTTCTTTAAACAATTGCAACTAGCCGAGGATATGGCGGGGAAAATGGGTTATATCTTAATCCCTTATGATTGTATGCATTGGCAACGAAGAGAACAATTCCGAGATCATAGAAAAGTAAAGGTTGGACGTAATTCATTCTTCATGATGTCACCTAATGAATTAACAAGAACAGAAACAAGAAAGTTACAGGCTTATATTGAATCATTACACGAATAGGGGGATTTTCCATGATTGTAATTGGTGTTCTTTTAATGTTGGTGTTTAGTGTAGGTATGGTAGGAATTGATATAGCTGAAAAAAGAGCTTTGAAAGGGTGATTCTTTGCTAAAGGAAGCTTTAAAGACAACAGGGCTTAATATCCTGGGATTTCTAACGATTATTGGTATTGTAGCTATCTTTCTAGAATTCAGCATGTAGAGGAGGTGCTAGGCGTGTTTTATGGATTAATTTTATATTTCGCTATCGGATATATTCTTGCTTTTGGTTTACCTAAAATTACGATTCAGGTGCAAAAGAGATTTTTAGAAGGGAAGTCAAAAGAATGCTCTTTATCGGAATAGCAGCCATCATCATTTTAACTTTTGAAATCTATGATTTAATCGTTAATCTAGCAAGGAAATTAAAGAAATGTTAACGATTTTGGATTATTTGAATCTAGTAAATGCAATTGAAATTATAGCAATGAATATGATCATAGTTTTTATTGCTCTATCTTTCTATAGAAACCGAAAAGTTAGAAAGAAATACCAGGAATACCTGGAACAAGGTAAGGAAGAAGAATTTATTTTATGAAGAAGGTGAAAAAATGGATAAGTTTACGTTTTGGAAAATGATTCACGAATTTTTAGAGTACGTTGGGAGATTCGCTCCACTTATAGTATTGATCATTGTTTTATTTGGTTTCGCTGTAATATATAACAAGAATCACGAAAAGGACGAGTGAGTTTATATGACTTTCGAGGAAATTATAGTTTTTATAGGGTATATGTCCCCTTTAATTTGTATTGTTGTGGTTTTATTCGCTTATGCTAGGATGCTAGAGAGAAAAGGTGAGTGATTTTATGTTTGAAAAGTTTATGTGCAAAACCAGGTTCACTATTAATATAAATTTATTCGATATCATTACTTTTATTATAGTTTTAATAGGTTTATCTTTCGTTGTGACTGTTTACGCCACGAAAATTATTGTAGGTTATAGATATGATTTTTGGCTCTGTATTGTTAGTTTTATATATATTAGCACTTATTTACTTTCGGTATATATCCCTACATATTTTGTATTGAAACCTCAGAAAACAAAACATAAAGACGATAAAACAGTTTGAAAAAGTATACTTTTACGAAAAGAGAACAGAATATCATTTTTGCGTTCGCAAAAGTGTGTACATTAAGTTATGAACGTTCGTAACTTATTACAGACTTTTACGAACGCTATTGTTATAATAAAAACATGTTCCGCTATCGCTACACGTCTAAAGGGATTCTAGGGATGGCATTTTATCAATTGCAAAGGTGGGAACAAAATGAATATTGGGTACATAAGAGTTTCAGCAAAAGACCAAAATATCGAACGACAATTAAAGAAAATGAAAGATTTACAAATAGAAGACCGATTCATTTTCATAGACAAAGAAAGCGGGAAGCACTTTGACCGTCCTAATTATCAATCTATGAAGAAAATAATCCGAGAAGGGGATTTGTTACACATAGATTCCTTAGACCGTTTAGGGCGAAATTATGACGGTATCATAGCGGAATGGAAGTATATAACTAGAGAACTAAAAGCCGACATTGTAGTTTTAGACAACGAGACGTTATTTGACAGTAGAAAATTCAAAGATATGGGGGATATGGGAAAGTTAATGGAAGACCAGTTTTTATCATTACTTTCATATGTAGCCGAACAAGAAAGAAATAAAATCAAACAACGACAAGCTGAAGGAATTGCAGCAGCTAAAAGCAGAGGTATTAATTTCGGACGTCCAGTAGTGAAACTAGAAACCTTATCTAAAGAGCAAAAAAAGATTTTGAAAGATAATTATGATCGGTGGAAAAGCAAAGAAATCAAAGGTGTAGAATTCAGTCAAATGCTAAATCTCAAAAAAACATCATTCTACAAAATCATGAAGGAATATGAAAATACACTCTCAAAATAGCGAGGATTGTTTGTCCTTGCTATTTCATAGGGAAGCGCATAATAACGTGGTAAAAAAAGAAACGAATCATAGGGAAGATATAAAAAATAAAATTAAGAAATTCCTTTAAATATCCTATTAGAGACCCTAATACCAAATGTTTTTACTTAATTACCCTAAATTAATCTTAAGGTTCATATTGACCTATAAACGAATCTATGTTAAATTTAATTTACAGGAAATTATGACAGGAGGAGATAAAAATTGACAACACAAGATATTTTTAAAGTGCAAGACACAACATCAAACGAAAAATTGATATTACTTTACTTATATCAAGAAGGATGTGCGAAACAACATAAAAGAATAACAATTGAGGATATAATCGAACACTGTAATTTATCTCGCTCTAGTGTTAAAAGGGCATTTAAAGGACTCGAAGAAAAAGGGCTCACAGATATATTCTATCAAAGAGGGAAAAATCAAGCTAAGCACATTAAAATCACTTTCAAAGATAAAGAAGTGTAA